ACTAATCTAATAAGTGCGGGCTTGACTTCCTCCTTGTGAGGATCCACCGGCCTACCGCGTGGGTTCAAAGTCTGCATGTAATGAGCTTATCATTATATATGCTTTAATCAGTAACTCACTGATTAGAGACCACAAAAATGTGGATTTTTTATGCTGGCGGTGTTCCACTCGAGTACACAACGGGAGCGCCCACCCAGCCATGCAAGGTGAAGTCTTCACCAGCTGCAACATATGTGTCAATCAAAGATAGACCAACAGCAGGAGCAGAATCATAGAAAAATCTAAAAGTATCTCCCCCAGGGTACCCGTTGGCGAGGGAGTTAGTATTAACTTTCAAATAATCTCCATGTGTTTTAGAAAACCGCAAATTGGTAGTGTACGGTATCTCAACTTCTAATGCATCTTGTGTTCTACATTGTGTGATAGCGGCGCCTCCACCTGTCATCTCTCTCGTGAACAAGCGGTTACCTGCTACGTACGAATTGGAAGTACCAACTGTATACACATAGATTGCATCATATGCAAAGTCTACGTCCAGGTTGCGTTCTTCATCTCCTGTGTTCCTAGATACTGTCATAGTCTTAACTGAAGATACGGGAAGAAACTTCCACCTAATGGATCCTTTCCATCCAGCATATGCCAGTTTGAGATAGTTTATGTAACAATTACCCACGTACGTGTAAGGGGTTAATGCTGCAGTTATATCTGGACCATTAGGATCAAAACCTGGCATTGCAGGCATCTGACGCAAATGCATTGAATTGAAAATTTGTGATGCAACTCCGGTACTATATGCCATTGACCGGAAAAATGTATAACGTTTCAATAACTGGCGGAAGGATACAAATCTTTCACCATAAAACATCAACGGTTTTTCCATCGGCATTGTTTTGACCGAGGTGGTTAACTCTAGCGTTTGTGTTTCTTGTTCTGGTGCATTCTCACCTTCTGGGGTGATCTCAGTCGAAGATGATTGAGGCACAACGTTGAACAGATCAAATATCTTATTGTCCAACACTAAAGCTTGAGCAACTGGTGCAAAAGATTCAACTGCTAAAGTTGAACCCTTAGGGTTGACTAGTTCGAAATCATCACCAGCAGAAACAGAAACCAGAATCTTAACACCAGTGGTCCCATCAGGTACCACCAACTCATTAACAACACGCACATAGAAGATACCATTGCAGGTATTTCTAGTAGATGTGCGCGTTTCAGGAGCTGTTTCAGTGTAAAATGTTCTAGTGTTATCTGTTGAAATAAAACAATACGCTCTATCCTGTTGCCACTTTACTTCCATCGTGAAATCGCGAGCATCCTCTAAATCAATAATTGAATTGAACGTCGTATTATAAGGATCTCCTGTGAGTGGTCCTGTAGGGTCATAAATTATAGAAATTCTGCCCCTATGGTATTGTGAAGCAATTACTTGAAATCGGTACTTAAGAGTTCCAGACCAAGCAGAAAAGGGACGAGAAGCAAAAGAAAGCGCTGTGGGAATGATTTGATAACCACCTGAGACAGCTGCTCTTCTTTCAGCCATAGGATCAACATCCATCGAAAAAAGAGTAGTGTCAACTAGATCCGTTACATCCCAAGAGAATTGAGTGATGTAGGATTCTTTGGTTACAATATATTCCATTGATAACTCATCAGTAGAATCTAATTCACTGATATTAGGATCAATGCTTAACTCTGCCTTACCAGTCATAGTCAGCTTTTGAGAGGTATCAGCCCCTTCAACTAGTGCTAAACTACTAACCGGATAGTTACGCATGGGTTGAACATCCGCAAGCTGAGCGGGTTTAGAATAACCAAACAAACGTGCTATGTTGCTAGTTGCTGTAGCTCCAATTTGTGTCGCCAAAGCAAATGGAGCAATAACTGGGACACTCGTTAGCTTCCCAGCAAAATCTGCAACAGCTGAAGCTGGTCCTGATATCACCCCTGTGTTGTCGTATTCATCAGATTGTGGTTCCACGACAAACATATCAAAAGGAATCGTTGTTGGTCCTGCTAAAGATACAGCAACCATGGTTGGTCCTGTAAGCTTGACGTTCAACATTTCAGCAAATACAGTAATAGTAACAGTATCAGTACCAGCATTAATCTGAGCCAAGGCGGCAAAAGAATCCAGATTCAAAGTACCAATACTTGCTGCATTAAATAATGGAGAAGTGAGTGATAAGTAGTTAGTGGGTAGGAAGAAGGGCAAACATAAACATCCACTCTTGTTTGTGGAAACATTTAAATATAGGTGTGGTCGTTGCGAGCGCGTAACGAGTTGGGTGTCACCCCCAATCGTCACGACTGCAGAACCTGCGCCTAAATAATTGTAACTTGCTATAAGCATGCCCAGATGGAAGGGAGTACCATTGACATAAAAAGTGAGTTTCAAGTCACCTTTAATCAGTTGATAATTTTGTAATTTATTCGCTACAGCTGCATTCGCAAGAAATAAATTCCAAGGTGCAAAGTTGTGCGAAAGATGGGCACCGACTGCCCATTGATATGTTGCGATCTTAACTTTGCGACTCAGAAATTTGCCAATATCTGCGTCAGCTGAAAAACCATCATCTGTAGCTAAAATACGAGATCCATTATCACCTTCAATCTTTGAATGCATCGAGTTCGATGCATGTACGGTTGTTGTTGTTCCATTGCTGGATTGTGTTTCTAGACGAAACATTGTGTGTATGGGAGCACCCCATACAGTGAGTGGATTACCACCATTGTTTTTTGAATTATCCATAATTCTCAACATAAGGCCATTAGCCACTGGGAAAATATATACATACTGATCCGTACCAGTTTAGATCAGTGTTCAACTTGATTGGGATGAACTCCACGGAGAATTATAGTCTCTCCTGACTTTGCCCTAGCATATGCCAGTGGTTAAGTGAACCGTTTACGCCACTCTCCACCTAAGACGATTGCTACTAGGCATAACGGGGTGTTATAGTCGCCCCTGACTCGGCCGAAGCCATTTATTCCTCCCGCACCCAATTCATCGTATTTTCATACGATAAATGGTGCTGTGGAATAAAAAATCTGGTCACTCCAGAATGTTTGGAGAGAATTTTAGCCATTATTCCACAATGGTGATCAAAGAAGTCCTTTCCATAAAGACTCCATTCACGACGTGCTGCTAAATAACTCTGAGCCAGCTGTTCTTCGTGACTGATGTTACCTTTATCAACATACATTGTAAGTGACTTAAAAATGCTATTCTCAGAAAGCTGCCCAACTATTCTTCCGTCGACAGTACGAAAATTACGCTTCAGAAAATCAACTTTACTGATATTAATAAATGGCACACTCACAGATTCCTTATCAGCCATAGTATAAGGGATACCGTGAGCAGACAAAACATTAGATATAGCAGTATGATTATATGAATCAAGTGCTGATCCAAGACAATTATCATCGCCCAGCGTCATAGGAGTCACACTGTCTTTAAAATACGGCAAACTCTTAGGACCCTCAATCTTAAGGAATGCAAATCTAAGATAAATAGAATTGGTAAGACTATTGATAATAACAGTTAGAGGTGTTCCAGAAGGATTACCCCCCAAAAACTGTATGACATCTCCATTCATATTAATAATTGGGAATGCTATGTCCGTAGCTATACCACGCATGATAAGTATATCCTGCGGACTTAGCTTAGTGTGCACGGCTATTAATGAGTCAAGAATCCAGAAATCGGTTCTAATAAATGCAGCTGGCATATTCTTGTCATATGCTGAATAATCCCCTGCTATTAACCTATCATCACCAAATCTGCACAGATAATGCTTTAATTTCTCCCAATCCTTAGAATAACAGTTCATACCAACTGCGCATTCACTTTTAAAATTGTACTTCATGATAGCCTTAGTAACCTTAAGGTATTTCTGTCGCACTAAAATACTAAAAGCAACATCACACGCAGTAAAAATACGAGTTTTACCCGAGTCCCTCTTAGATTGCTTGATCGGCTCATCCTTAAGTGTACCATTGAATAAAACGCACGCTCTCTGACCGAGGCTATACTTCCGGATCAAAAGATCCAACATTGACTGTACCTCTTCATTAGGCATGTAAAATTCAACACCATCATCATCCAAGCAAACATCAAAGTATTGCTTTTTCGCACCTGCAAAGAACATACCTCCTGAAGTACTCATAGGCAATATATTCAAAAAGGAATCACCATGTATGCCGTTCACAGCAGTGCGTATGTCCACGGGTCCACAATCTAACAACCATTCCGTGTCTTTAGTCACGTCCTGAATATACGATTGTGCACAAGCAATGATATCATTAACATCAAATAATGGAGTAATGTTAGCTTGATCTACTGTTGCTACAGAAAAGGGATTCAACCATACACCATCTCTTTCTTCAGGAACCAT